GGATGGTGTCATAGAAAACTATCAAAATGGAAAAGAACAGATGGGAGTTAAAAAGTCATCAGCGGTCGAAGTGTATGACAAAATGGTAAATACTTATGCACGGGTAATTAAGCAGCTGACAGAGCTATTACCAAAGAGAGTATTTATCTCGGGAGACAGTGGAGATGAAGCTGTAGTGGTTGAAGATGACTCGGCAGCAGCATTAAAAGATTTCATCTCCAAATATAAAAGATGACAGAGAACTGGCCACAGCTATATCTTGACATGATGAATAGCGGTGATGAGGTTGTACCGCATAAAATCAGGGCTGTATATGAGAGAGAATGCGAATGGATTAAGAATCCTCCAAAAGACTTTCCGTACTACTTCGACCCGGAAAGAGGCGATCATCATATTCAATTCATGGAAAGATTTTGCAGACAAAGCAAGGCAAAGTCAGCAGGAAAATTAATTAAATTTGAACCATTTCAAAAAGCTAAATTACAGCTTGTTTTTGGATGGGTAGAGAACGGAACAAATCTAAGAAGGATTAGAGAGGTAGATGACTTCCGTGGTAGAAAGTGTGGAAAGTCGACAGAGACAGCAGCAGTTGAGTGGGATGTAGCTGTTAATGATGGGGAAGCTGGAGCAGAGGTATATTGCACAGCAAATAAAAAAGACCAGGCAAACATAATATTTACAGAGTGCGCCAACATGAGGATCCAGTCGAAGGCTCTAATGGGAATATCAAAAAAGAGACAATCTGACATTTACATCATGGACACCATGAGCATTATAAAAGCACTTGCAAGTGACACATCAACAATGGACGGTCTAAACACACACTTCTTTTCACTAGATGAATTCCATGAACAGAAGAATAGAAAATTATATGATGTAATGGTTCAGTCACAATCAGGAAGAGATCAACCTCTTGCATGGCTGATCAGTACAAATGGATTCGTAAGAGAAGCATTCTTTGATACCGTGTATGCATATGCTTCATCAGTTGCATTATGGGAGCCGGGATTCCAGGATTACAATTTGCTACCACTTATTTATGAGCTTGATTCAAGAGAGGAATGGACTGATCCAAAGTGCTGGGGAAAAGCGAATCCAGGACTTGGAAAAATTAAAAAAATACAAACCCTTGCAAGGTTTGTAGAAAAGGCAAAAGCAGATCCAACATTCCTACCAACAGTACTCACAAAAGATTTTAATATTCCAGAAAACTCAATTGATGCGTGGCTATCTCACGAGACTCTTGTAAATGAAACAGTAATTGATATGGAGTTCTTAAAAAACTCATATGCTATTGGAGGATGTGATTTATCATCGACTACAGACTTAACATGCGCTACCCTGCTAATCCGGAAGCCCGGAGACAGCAGGTTTTTTGTGCTTCAAAAATACTTCATTCCGCAAAGCAAAATTGATAAATGTGAGAATAAAGACAAAAGAGAGGCACCTTATAAGAAATGGTCAGAAGATGGATGGATATCGGTAAGCAGTGGAGCAACAGTTAATTTTCATGCTGTCACAGAATGGTTTAAATCGATGGTTAAAGAATATAACATAAGACCTCTTTGGATTGGATATGATGCAGCCCTGTCAGGATATTGGACAGAAGAAATGAAAGATGAAGGATTTGATATAGAAAAAATAAGGCAAGGTCCTTTTACTTGGACTTACCCAATGAAGGAGTTACATGGGGTTTTTGAGGAACACAGGATCATATATCAAAACAATCCGGTACTGAGATGGTGTTTATATAACACAGCAAAAAAATCACTGAATCAAAACGGCATTGAATCAATACAACCAGTAAAGGTATCAAGCGTAAGAAGAATTGATGGATCGGTATCATTGATTAATGCATATACGTGTTTTAAAGCACACGAAGAGGAGTATATGAGGTACATAAAATAAAAGGAGGGCAAGATGGGATTATTCAGCAATTTGATGAAAAATATCAAAACTAAGACAGGCGGTTTCTTAGGGCTACAGACAAGAAGCGCACCTTTCAACAAAGAAGCGTGGTACCACGATACATTCAGAGCCACAGTTGATGCAATAGCTTCACATGGAGCAAAGGGGCAATTTCAAGCTGTAATATATAACAAAGATGGAAGAATTAAGGAGATTGTACGAAATGATCCAATGGCAAGGCTATTAAACATTAAGCCAAATGACATCATGTCAGGCACAGAATTCAAATATCGCATGATTGCAAATCTGGAGACAAAAACAACAGCGCTTGCATATGTGAAGTGGAACGGATTAAAACCAGAAGCTATCTATCCGGTAGATTATACAAGCTATGAATTTAAAAAAGTGACTACTGGAGGATATGCTGTTGAATTCATTGACTATGATGGAGTCACAACCGCATTACCACTTGAATGTTGTATTTTGATGAGAAAATTCTACAATGACAGACTTGTATCAGGAGATGGAAACGACCCGGTTTATAAAATACTTGATATGTCAAAGGCATCAGATGAGGGATTTATAGAAAGCTTACTTGTATCAAACAAAATAAAAGGTGTAATCAAGAGTAAAAAGGCAATGCTTGATCCAAAAGATGTTCAAAAAGGACAAGATCAATTTATTGAAAGAATGATGTCTGCAGCAGTAAAAGGAGGAATTGTTGGAATTGACAGCATGGAGGATTTTGTACCAATCAATGTAGAGGCAAAATCAGCTAATGCAGCACAAATGATGCAAATTAATAACAGGATATACACATATCTGAGAACAAGTGAAAAAGTAGTTCAAAACGCATACTCTGAGCAGGAAGGTATGGCATGGCATGAAGGAAAGATAGAGCCAATATGGGCACTGTTTGCTGAAGCTGTTACGGCGGTGTATTTTACAAAGCATGAGATTGAATGTGGAAATAAAATGATCATGACAGGTGGAGTTATCACTGGAATGTCAGTAAATTCTAAAGTACAAATATTAAATACTACAAAAGAGACCGGAGATTTGTCAACCAATGAGCGAAGAGAGTTACTTGGTTACCCACCTGTAGAAGGAGGAGATGACAGACAGGTCTCTTTAAATTTCGTTAAAAGTACAAATCAAACAAATTATCAGGGTGGAAAGGAGAAAGATGGTGATGGAGGACAAAAAGAAGATGAGACAGGCGGAGACGGAAGCGGTGAACAGCCAAAGGAATAAACTGAACACCAGAGTGTTTGAACTTAATAATATGCAAACAAGGGAAGCGGATATTCCGGGAACTGAAGATGGTAAAAAGGAGCTTTGGGTTGAGGGATATGCAGTCATGTTCAATACTCCAACAGTTCTTTTTGAATATGATGGGGTTGAGATCAGAGAGCAGATTGATCCGGGTGCCTTTAACAGCTGCAAGATGTTAGATGTAATTTTTAATTACAATCATGCAGGAAAAGTAATTGCCAGAACAAGAAATAAGACATTGATTCTTGAAATTAGAATTGATGGATTATACATCAAAGCCAGATTAGATGGTACGGAGGAAGGACGCAGACTTTATGAAGAAATAAAAGGTGGTTATATTGACAAAATGTCATTCAGGTGGAGTGAAGACATTGACGGTGCAACCTATGACAAAATGAATCATTTATGGACGGTAGTAAAATGCAAGCGCCTATATGACGTTTCGGCAGTAGATATACCGGCATATGAGGATACATCAATTGAAGCGCGAAGGAACTTTCTTGACCTGGAGGCGGAGGCTCAGGAAGAAAGCAAACGTGAAGCGGCGGCTGATCTTCGTAAGCGCAAATTGATACTACAAACAAAACTATTAAACATGTAATCAGGAGGAAAAGAAAGATGGAAAAAAGACTTAAAGAAATTCAGGAAAGAGCAGCAGCAATTGCCACGGAGCTTGCAGGAGAAATAACAGAAGAAAGAATGACAGAGCTTGAGACAGAACAAAGGTCTCTTGAAACAGAAGCAAACACAATCAAAAGAAAAATGGATCTTGCAGGAAAGCTGACAAGTATGGAAGGGTCAGAAGGGAAACCGGCAGCAGGACCACAGTCAAATGAAGCTGAAGAAAGAGCATTAAAAGTTAAAGAATCTGGAAAAATGACTATTTTAGCAACTGAAGCGAGAAGATATTTAGGAGCACAGGCAAGATCAACTGTAATCTCTACAGATAGTCTTGCAAAACCAACTGGAGCAGGAGCGGTTGTAAGAGACAATATGGAATCGGTTTCCTCAATTGTTGATCAGGTATATTCACAGGATCTTACAGGATGCGGAGCTTTTGAAGAGGCTTATGTGAAAACAGATTCAACGGCAGCAGCAAGAACAGATGGAGTAGCAGGAACACCAAGCGATCCAGTATTCAGAGTTGCAAAGATTATGCCGGCACTGATGAATGTTACATCTTATGTTTCAAAAAATATCAGCAGAGTTAGCCCTCTGGCATACGAAGAAAAAGTCAAGATGCTTGCATTAAAAGCGCTTAGAAAAAAAGCTGGTGATTTGATTGCAAACGGTGACGGTTCTACATTCTTTGGTATCAAAACAGCAAAGAATACAAAGGATGAAGTGATTTACAAATCATACGAAGTGTCTTCCAATGTTATTGGTGCTACAACCCTTAGAGATATCGTATTCCAGTATGGTGGAAATGACGAACTTGGACCAAATGCAAGACTTTTCCTGACAAAAGAAGATCTTGCAGCATTCGGAGCGGTTAGAGGAACGCAGGAGAAAAAGGCTGTGTATGAAATTACAGCTGATCCGGGCAATGCAAACACTGGTGTGATTAAAGATGGAGGTACAATCGTACCGTACACAATCATGTCAGGTCTTACATCATTGTCAACTGCAACAAAGGGAGCAACAGCAATTCAGACCATGTTGTATGGTGATCCAATGAACTTTGAACTTGGATTATTTGGAGATTACACAATTGAAGTATCCAAGGACTACAAATTTGCAGAAGGCCTTCTGACAATCATGGGAGAAGTCATGGTTGGTGGAAACTTAATTGTAGATGAAGGGTTTGTAGTTGTCACATTAGAAGCAACAGTATAAAGGTGGTGCGATAGATGACTGAGGAGGAATTAAAAGAGGCAGTCACGAAAGCACTAAGGCTGAATGCAAAATCAGCGACAGCGTTATCAAGTGAAATAGATAGAAATATTAAAACAGCCCGTCTGGATTTAATCCGGATGGGCGTTTCTTCTGTGTTAACGGATGCGATGGGAGAGCTGGTGGCAGAGGCAGTGATTACGTACTGTCAGATGAAAATGGGTAAGGCAGAAGACAGGGAAAGCTTTAATGAGTCATACACTTATCAGGCTGACTGTATCAGGAAATCAGGAGAGAACTACAAAGTACTTGAAGAACAAGCATTGGCAGCAGCAATCGAGCCTTAGGAGGGAATATGAAAGCAAAAAATGAGTTAATAACACTCCAGGTAATTGATACTGTTCAAAATGCAAACGGATTTCCAACAGAATCAGTTGTGGATTCAACAGAGGTATTCGCTGAAATAGAGTCAGTAAAACGAACAGAGTTCAATCAGGCACAAAGAGAAGGTATTAAACTATCTATTACAGCGACAATCGGATATGAAGACTGGCTGCAATCAAGATTTAAAATTGGTGAAAAGCTAAAAGTACCTTCAAAAGTATTAGTCGATGAAATACCTCATAACATTTACAGGACATATAGGACAAATGATCACGAGATAGAACTTGTGCTTGAAGAAATCGAGTAAGGAGAAGAGCTATGGCATTATTCGATATGGATTTTCCAGATGACTTCATGAGCGAATTGCTCGGAACGGACTTTGATGACATGGCAGAAGACATGCTAAAAGAGGCAGCACCATTACTACAGAACAGCCTTAAAGTATCAGCGAAAAGAGCAGTACTGCATGAAGGTGAGTCGGATATGGTGGAATCTATTGAACCGACTGATCCCAAAAAGGCAAAAACAGGAGCATGGATTGTGAATGTAGGACCACAAGGATATTCAGAAACAAAGGTATTCATTGCAAAGGACAAAAATGGTGTCAAGACAAAACGAAAATACAAAGTACACAATGGTCTGAAAGCAATTTGGAAAGAATATGGAATAGAGGGAAGACAAGCTCCTAGACCATTCATCCAAAATGCAACAAATAACGCCAGGAATGCTGTAATGGAGTCCATGCAGAATACTTATAACAGGAAGGTGGGGGGAGAATGACAATAAACGAAAAGTTGATGGCATTGAAGAATGTTGTAAATTGTGATGTGGCGCCGGACGAATATGACGGAACAAGCAACAAATTCATAACCTTCACTTATGAAGACGAAAGGCCTACAAGCCACGGAAACAATCGACCAACAGCAGACACCTCTTATCTGATGGTACAGCTCCATACACCAAAACAGTATGACTACCTGGAGGATAAAAAAACGATCAGAAATTACTTAGAAGCAAATGGATTCAAAGTCAATTCAATCCAATCATGGCTAGGGCAGGCATTGGTAGGAACAGAAAAAACAAGAACAACAACGTTTACAGTAACTTATACAGAGCAAAGAGCATAGGAGGAAATATAAATGAGATACGGATTATCGAAACCAACGATCGCAAAATTAAATGTGGCAACAGGAACATACAGTAATGGATTTAGATGTGGAGAAGCTATGACAACTGCAGTCAATCCGGAGTATAATGAGGGTGCAGTGAGGGGAGACAATAAACAGATAGACAGTGTAAAAAAATTCAAAAGAGCAACAGTAAATGTAGGTACAACTAGGTTACCTTTGATTGCTGAAAATGTTATTTTTGGGAAAGAAACAGATGAGTTGACAGGAGAAGTTATTTCAAAATCAGGAGATCAAAGCAATTATGTAGGCTATGGTTTTATTTCGCAGGAAAGAGTAGATGGAGTAGATAAACATATCGGGTGCGTCCTTTTGAAGGTGCTTTTTACAGAAGGACAGGATGATTATGAAACAGAAGGAGATTCGATCGTATTTAAAACTCCAAGCTTAAGCGGAATTGCAACTGCAGTAGTAGACAATAAATGGAGAAGAATAAGACCATTTGACACAGAGCAAGAAGCGCAGGATTGGATCGATGGAATTCTTGGTCTGGTTGATAAATGCGAGAAACCTGTAGCAAGTATCGATGGTGGAACATATGCAGGAACACAATCTGTCACTCTTTCCTGTGCAACAGTTGGAGCAACAATCAAGTATACTACAAATGGACTGACTCCTTCATCAACGGTTGGAACAACGTATAGCGCACCTATTTCAGTTGCGACAAGCACAATGCTGAAAGCAGTTGCAGTTAAAACGGATTTTGCAAACTCAGATGTGATGTCAGAGGAATATACAATAACAGCATAAATTGGTTACGGGCAGGGTCAAAAGACTCTGCCCTAATTTTTGCATATTAAGGAGAAGCAAAACAATGGGAAATATGACAAGAATAGAGCTGTCCGGGAAAGAATATCCAATCAAATGTAGTAATTATGTGCTTGAAAAAATACAGGAATCTTATGACAGAATTGGAAAATGGGAAAGAGCGATTTTGGGAGTAGAACCAATCATGGAAGACGATCAGCCTAAAAAAGATGCAGAAGGAAAGATCATATACAAAAAAGTTGATGTATCAGTAAAAGCGATCAATGCAGCGCTTCCAGAGATGATCAGAGAAGGTATGGACATCGAGGCAGAGGAGAACGGAGAAAAGCCGGTAAAACTTACTGACAAACAGATCATAAGACTTATTGATATGGATTATGAAACTCTGGGTGAAATAATCCATGATGAGTTTAAGAGGTGCTTTTACTCAAAAAAGTAAGTCAGGGTGAAGATTCAGAGGAAGATAAAGAGATTGACTTCACCTGGGTAATATTTATAGGCATGAATAGGCTTGGGTTTTCAAAAAAAGAAGTCCAAAAAATGTACTTTGGAGAGTGGCAGGACTTCTATGAAATTTATAAATACGTATATGATTTTGAAACAGAGAAGAAACTGTACAGGATGATAGAAAAGCCGGAAGAGCAAGAAAAGCTGGATTCATTGCTTGACCTGTAGAGAGAGGTGTAGAGATGGCAGGGAAAGGCGTAATTGGTGGAAAGATTGTAATCGAAGGGGAAAAGGAGTACAGAGCCGCCCTAAAGAACATTACAGCTGACCAAAAAGAATTAAAAAGCGAAATGAAGCTGTGCACAGAAGAGTTTAAGAACAATCAGAATTCTTCTGAAGCATTACAGAAAAAATATGAGGTATTAACAAAGCAAGTTGATTCAGCAAAAGATAAGGTTAAGTTGTACGCTGATATGTACGAATCAGCAGGGAAAGCGCAGGAACAGTCAGCAAAGAAGACTGATGACCTAAAGGATGCACTGGCAGCAGCTGAAAAAGCTATGACGGATATGTCCAATACGACAGATGTATCAAAAGAAGCTCTTGAAAAACAGCAAAAAGAGATCGATGGTCTGAAAAATAAGCTCGTTTCATCACAAAAAGAGTATGACAATACCAGCCAGAAGATGCAGTCATATAAAACATCACTTAACCTGGCAGAAGCAGATCTTCAAAAACTCAACTCAGAGTTAATACAAAATGAAAAATATCTGAATGAAGCGAAATCCAGTGCCAATGGGACAGCAAACTCTATTGATAATATGGGTAACAAAATCAAGGAGACCAAGAAGGAAACCACTACATTTGGAGAGGTGTTAAAAGCCAACCTGACTGGAGCAGTAATTATTGGAGGGATTCAGGCATTAGCAAATGCTGTAGAGAACGTATCAGGCAAGATTATTGAACTTAGTACATCAGCGGCAAAATATGCAGATGACATATTAACAATGTCAACTGTTACCGGGATATCTACTGATAAATTGCAGGCATATAATTACATGGCTGAATTGACAGATACGTCCATGGAAACGATTGAAAAAACCATGGTAAAGAATATTAAGTCAATGGCCAGTGCACAGAAGGGATCAGAAGACTATGTAAATGCATATAAGACTCTTAATGTTGCATTTGAAGATGGAAACAAGAACCTTCTCGATGCTGAAACAGTTTATTGGAACCTGATTGATGCGCTTGGTGAAATCGATGATGAGACAAAAAGAGATTCAATATCACTTACTATTTTTGGAAAATCCGCACAGGAACTTAATACTCTTGTTGCACAAGGGTCAAAAGGGATTGCCGGATTTACAGACGAAGCATCAAAAATGGGAGCTGTACTGGATAAAGAAACGCTTGATAAGCTTGGAAAGACAGACGATGCTATCCAGAGGTTTACTCAGTCTACTGAAATATTCAAACGTAAGATTGGAGCAAATCTTTCAGATGAACTAACGGATTCACTGGAAAAAATTACAGATGCAATATCTGACTCTGATGAAAAACTGACTGAACTTGCAGAGGGTGGCATTGAACTACTTACAGACGGGTTTACATGGTTCATTGATAATTCAGATATTATAATTGCAGGACTTGCAGGAATTGGATCTGCAATGATAGCAAAGAAGGCAGTCGACACCACTGTAATGGCAGTGGAAGCATACCAGACACTAAGCACAGCGATTAAAGCAACAACAGTGTCACAGGAAGCACTTAATCTGGTACAGGCTGCAAGTCCGATAGGACTGATCATTGCAGCGGCAGCAGGAGTTACAGCAGCTTTGGTAACTTATTCGCTCACAGCAGAGCAGGCAACCTCAGACACGCAGAAAATGATTGATAAGGCTTCTGAATCGGCAGCAGAGTTTCAAAAGTCGATTGAAAGCCATAATGGAGCAGCAAGTAGCATTGAGGCAGAAGCTGCACACATGAGGATCCTGTCTGATGAACTGGAAAAGCTAAATGGTAAGGAAAAATTATCAACGAATGAAAAGGCAAAGCTGACATCTATTGTAAATGAGCTTAATGAAGCAATGCCGGAACTTAACCTGGCAATTGATGAGCAGACAGGAAAGCTCGAAGGGAACACAAAAGAGCTTGAAGCCAATATTGATAAGAGTCTTGAGTGGTACAGTGTAAAAGCGGCACAGGAAGAGCTTACAGCAATCTATGAAGACATGTCGGAAGCAGAGCTGGAACTATATAAAATCGATCAGCAGATAGCAGAACAGAATGAAGCTGCTAATGCAATTTTAAAAGAAAAAACAGGTCTTGCAGAAGAGTACAATAAACAGGTGGCTGACGGTGTTGTTGTAATGGGAGACTATGCGACCAAACTGTACCAGCTCGAAATGAAAGAGGCCGATGTAAACAATGTTGTTAAGGAACTGACAGAATCAAAAAATCAGTTCAACGAAGTCCAAAAACAGGGACAGGAACAGATTGACATATTAAATGGATACATTGATGAAAACAAGTCAGCCATGGAAGCCAATGCAGAAGCCACGGCGAAGGCAGCGGAAAATGTAATCACTTATAAAGATGCTCAGGTGGAATTAAAAAATCCTACTGAAGAGACAATAGCCACAATTGAAGCCCTACAACAGGCATATGGAGATGCAAAGACAGCAGCACAGGAATCAATCAGCTCACAGGTGGGATTGTTCCAGGAACTCTCAGGAGAATCAGATCTTTCAATCAGTGAGATGAAGGAGAACCTGATAACACAGACTGAAACGTTCACTCAATACGCAGAAGATCTAAAGTCCGCATCAGCAATTATGAAGGCAGACACAACCGGTAATTTTGCGGAAATCGTAAGCTCGTTAAGCGATATGGGTATAGATGGTGCTGGATACCTGCATGAGCTTGTAACGGCAGCAGAAGAGGGGTCAGAAAAGTTTGGAGAAGTAATGGCCGCTTTTTCAGAGAGTAAAACTGCAGCTGATACGCTTGCTGAGTCGATGGCAGACATCCAGACAAATTACAGCGGTCAGATGGATGAATTACTTGGTATCCATTCAAGCTATAATGATGAAATGCTTACTCAAAGCACAGAGTCAGCAGAGGAGATAAATGAACAAATAGCAAAAGCATTAGAGGGAATGGTTACAACCACAGAGGATGGCATTGGATCAATGGCAACAGCTGTTACGCAAAACTCATCAAAGGTGGTTACAGCAGCAGAAATGCTATGTACAAATGTAGTATCAGGAACAAATAAAGCACTTGGAGTCGGGGAGGATGGGAAATCAGAGGTATTTAAAAAGATTGGCCACAACATACCAGACAGTATAGCAACGGGAGTATTGTCAGGGCAGCAACTAGTAACAAGTGCAGTAC